GTGCAATGAACACGTACCATGTCTTACAGATTATAGCACCAGCACTTTGTAGTAAAGTGTTGAGTGCAGCATGGCTATGCCTGATTGGAATGATACGTCCATCCAACCCCTTGACCCAGCCACGCTCGTCAGCAGCTTTGGACACTGCATCCTTTAGATACTTGAGGGCAGGTAGCTTAGATAAGAACTTCTTCTTGATAGCCTTACCTTCCTTCGCACCCTTGCCTATGATCTTTCCTGTCTTCTCATCACCTGAACCATACAGGAATCCATAGATGAATGTCTTGGCATTAGAACGTGTAGGTAAACCAGCAGCTTCCTGATTCTGTGTGTGTATGTCACCACTAACTACTGTGGTAGCATAGGCACCATCGTCATAAGCTGCCATATAATGACCAAGGCAGCGCAACTCAAGGCCAGAAGCATCAGCCCCCAAGAGACTGTAGCCAGCAGGTGCTTTGAATAAGGCTCTACACTCCTCACCATAAGGCGCACCAACACTAGGAACTTGAGCCATGTTGGGGTTGCTGTGTGTACACCTAGACGTAACAGCCCCCATGTGATTAACTCTACCATGTAACTTACCATCCCTCTCCATCTTCAGCCAAGCCTGTTTGCCTGTAGCTATCTGACCGATACGTTTGTTAAGTAATAAGTACTCACTAAGTAACTTAGCCTCAGGCATATCAATACCCGACAGCACAGTCTCATCCACCTTAGGTATACCAGTGTCAGTAAATACCTTAGGCTTCCAACCCCTGCTCATTAGTCTGTCACCAATCTGCTGGCGTGATGCAGGGTTGAATGGGATAGTCTTGGTCTTAGTCTTTAACTCTACTATCGTAGGCTCAAAGGTTGCAACCAACTCTGCTTCGATGTCTGCTCTGCGTTGGGCTAGTGTGCTATACAATTCTTGAGCAGCTTTGACATCAAAGTCAAACCCATGTTCCTGCTGTTGTATCAGCAGTGTATGTATCTCAGCCTCAAGGTCTAGTGCCTGTTGACTAAAATTTTTTTCAGTAATTTTACGATGCAGTTTGCCTGTGACTGTTGTGTCTTGGATGCAGTAGTCGAGCATCTCAGGGGTATATGCTGCAAAGCTTTCGCTACCATTATTGAAGTCACCTTTTAATTCTCCTAGTCTGTATCCCCATGCCTTGAGGCTATGGCTACCAATTAGTTTCTGTGGTAGTAAACCTTTAGCGTGTAGCTTGAAGTCAACCTCTTTAACATCAGGCCAGATTGTTCTAGCGTATACCAGAGTATCAATCAGTGTGGCATCTGTCTCAAAGTTATACAGCTTGTTTAGTACTCGTAGGTCATAGTCAATAATGTTATGCCCTATCAGTACATCAGCCTTACTAAGAAACTCTAAGCCCTCACTGATATTGTCTGGGTCAAAGCCGTGAACTTCTCCAGTGTCTGCATCCCTTGCTATGATGCACCATACTTTAGTTACATCAGGTAGCAAGTTGTTAGCCTCTAAATCAAATATTAGTTTCATGCTCTGTCTCCGCAGTAGCTAGTTAAAATTCTATCTCGTCCTCATCAACCTCATCAAAGAAAGTTTCTGTCATGCGTCCAGTAGTTGTACCGTACACAAGCGAACAACATAGTCCTGTCTCACCAGACCAGCGATTCTTTAGTACCCTGACCTGACTAGTGTTTGGATTGTCTTCATCCTGCTGGTCTCTCTCCAGACCTATCACGATGTCGGATAGCTGACCAATGGCAGCACTACCACGCAACTGTGCCATGGATGTCTGTGCGCCATCCTCATGTCCTCTGTCACCAGACGGACGCTTGAGATGGGACACAAGAATTAGACCACAGTCTAGTTCCTCAACCAAGGCACGAAGCTTAGTCATAGTATTGTCAATGATTCTACGTTCATCGCCACCCTCCATACCTGATACGACAATGGAGATATGATCGAGAATGATGTATTTACAATCGCATCCCCTGACGAGGTATCTAATCTTAGAGAGTAGGTTATCTGAGTCAGTGCTTCCCCAATGATCGTATAGGAATACTCTACCTGACCCCACAGTATTGTCAAAAGCTTTTCGTAACTCATCTTCTGGCACATCCTTCTGTGTTAGGTGTAGTAACTGGTTCATCTCAATAGACATCAAGCCTAGACCAGTACGCTTTACGTTCTCTTCAAGGGCAATGTATCCAATGGTCTCTCCTGCCTTGACAATATTGTGTGCCAACTCACGAGCAAACTGTGACTTACCAATACCACTACCAGCAGTAATCGTAACAATCTCACCACGTCTACATCCACCTGTCTTTTCCTGTAGTCCTGTGTATGGGTAGGCTATACTGAACTTGTCATCATCAGCTACAATCACATCCCATATATCAGTACCAGCAAGGATACCATCTGGACGGTACGTCTTAGCACCCCACATGGCATCAAGTAGTTCCCTTGTCTTACCCTCAACCAGCATGTCACTGGCATCCTTGAGAGGAAGCTTGGCAATCTTTACCTTGTTGGGTGGTAACACAGAGGCACACTCCAGTGCCGCTTGTTGCCCCTTCTCATCGTTGTCAAACATTAGGATGACTGACTCAAACTTATCCAGCCATTCTATTGACCTACCAATAGCCTTCTTTGCAGAGGCAATACCAGATGGCAGGGATACTACAGGCCACTTGTTGTCTAGTACCTGTGACAGGGACATGGCATCAAGCTCACCCTCAGTGATAGTAACCATCTTACCACCGTCACGCCATAGGTGTTCACCATACAGCCCAACCTTCTTCATGTTACCAGTAGCTACGAAGTCCTTGTTGGCATAGCGTAGCTTCTGTCCTTGTAGTTTACCTGTTGCATCACGATAGTTAGCAACCTGTACTGTCTGTCCTCTATACTCTGCTACACCGTAGCCCCAAATCTCACACGTCTTCTTGGTGAGCTTACGCTTCTTCAGTTCCCTGTACTCAACAGGGATGAGGGTTGTATCGTGAACCTCCATCTCTGTTGCTACTTGTTCCTGATCATCAGAAGCAGTGTAGGTTTCGCAAGAGAAGCAGTAGTGAGAGCCGTCACTATATAGTGAGTTAGCATCACTACTGCCGCAATGAGAACAAGACGTGTGTCTTATGAACTCACTATTCTCTTCCATCAATACCTTCCTCTATAATGTCAGCCATCAGTCTGAGTTGATGAACAAAGTATATAAGAAACTGTTCATCATACTTGTCTACATCATCAAGCATAAGATACGCCATCATATCATAGTGTACCTTCTGCTTGTACTCAACGTCATCAAGGTATACAGATACACTCAGTCCATTCTTAGTAAACTCAGCGTTCATGTCGATGTCGGTGACTAGTTCTTCCTTCACATCAATGATACTCATAACCATTCCTCTGGTATAGTTGCTTCAGCCCAGACAAACCCCTGAAGGTCTGCCCACTCAGCACAAGTCATCTTAGTCCCATCCTTACGTTTCTTTGCACCCTGTATGGTTGCGTTAGCGTTCTGAAACACAAAGCGAATATCCAAGTCTGGATACTGTGCCTTGATTGCTTTCATCTTACGCTGTGCATCCTGCCTGAAGTACCCCTTCAACTCTACATACATAGAGTTAACTTGGTTCTCAGTGCCTAGCTTTAGGTCAGGTACATAGTGACGCTCCACATAGTAGGCCAGTTTATCCGGCTCGTATATATGTGGAACGCCACGCTCGTTTAGGTCAGAGATGACTCGTTCCTCAAAAGTCCCCTTCGGCATCCGCATCTACCTGATTGTCGTCAAACACATCTTCTGACGCATCATCTTTAGCTACGGCTTCCGCTACGAAACCATCCTCCTCATCAAACATACCAGCACCGTTACCATACTCAACAAGTTCCAGCACCTGTACGCCTACCAGTCGGAAGGATACACCAACCTGTTTGGTTGACTGCATCATGTATGGTACTAGGTCAACAGCCATCTTGACAGTAGACCCATTACCAATCAGCACATCCTTGATGGGATTACGCTTGGCATCCATCACAACAGGCGGTGAACCTGTCCATGCTGTACCATCCTTACGAGTACCGCCAGCGTTCTTCTTAGCCTTGAATACTAGGTTGCCAGTCTCGTCACCGTTGTCGTCTAACTCAGGTGCGTATGGCTTGCGGATGGACAGGCTTGCCTTTAACTTAGGGTTTGCCTTGACGTGCTTGTTAAACTCTGCATCACAGATATTATCAAGCTGTTCACACACGCTTGCCGCCTCGTCCTCAGGGACAATTAGGTCAATGGAATACACACCAGCAGGATTGAATTTGGTATCAGGTGTGAACACCTTTGCCCAACTTGCAGACCCTTTGATGATAATCCGTTCTAGTTTCTTTTCCATTCAATACTCCAATCGTTAGTTAGTAATGGCTAGAGGGTAACTTTAGAAAACTATGCAAAGAAGTAAGGGGATTCCAATACCCTCTGCAAGTCTAGAGTTCCACTAGTAGGTGGATGTGGTAGGTCACTCGTACCTAACACGTTCATTGCATGAGTACGCAGTTCGTCTAAGACATCATGCTCCTCATACATCTTAACAAACTCCTCTCTCAGTATCTCAGACAGCAGTGGCATCATAGTAGTATGTGTTCCATAACTATCATGAACCATAGCATAGTCTTTAATACCATAGCCAGAAGCCTTGTTAATAGTCTTGGTCATGGCGGCAGCATCCAAGCTGTGTATAAAGTTAGGGCTACTACCAAGTCCAGTTCTTCTCTTGTTTACACTATTCTCCTTGTCTTGTAAATAGGTAAG